AAGCTCCTAAAGCTAAAACTATAAAGGTAAGTGGCGCTACAACTATTGCCCAAAAAAGATTCGAAAAAGGAGCTACTGGTTCAACAGAAGAAGGTGCAATACAGTTAGCAAAAATTAAAAAATATATACAAGGCAGATTACCTGCAGAAGTTAGAAGAAACATGGGACGACCTGCCTTAATAAATCAAACAGGTAGATTTTCAAACTCTGTACAATTATTAAGTTTAATGGAAGGAAGAAGTACTATAATAGCAAAGTATACTTATTTGTTAAGACCTTACGAAACTTTTGAAAATACAGGTAAAAAGAGATGGCCTTTAGGATATAATCCTAAAACACTAATTGCAAAAAGCATAAGAAATTTAGCAGAGGGAAGAATAGCAGAAAAACTTACAGTTAGGAGAGTATAATGGCATCAGAATATAGAACAAAAAGAAAAAAGATAGTTGATGCTTTTGTCGATGAACTAAAAACAAAATTAAATGGACAACACCCTTTTAACTCAAATGTCTCAAATAATGTACACGGGTTTACACAATTTATAGATGAGATAGTACAGTTTCCATCAATTTGTGTAATAGCTGGAGACGAAGCAAGACAGTATCAACCCGACGGTTTTAAGTGGCGGTTTCTAAATATAGAGATACGAGTATATGTATCTGATGAAACAGACCCGCAAGAAGAATTAGCTCTTTTGTTAGAGGATATCGAAAGAGTTATTGACAATAACGATGTTTTGGTATATGACGATACAGTCGATCCAAGCCTCAAAACAACTTCCTCAACTATATTGACAATTTCAACAGACGAAGGTGTATTAACACCACTAGGTTTAGGCGAAATAGCGATACAAGTTAGGTATTAAAATGAAATTACAGGCAGATAAATATCTTGCTTAGTACTTTCAAAGAAGAAATAGGAGAAAAGCAATGGCTTTAAATCTTTCACGTAATACGAAAGTATTTGTAAGCTCAGTAAACGGAATCCCTACTGCTGGTGGCGGTATTCTTACTGCATATGTAAGTACTAAAGGTACTGGTTATGCTGTGGGCGATATTGTTACTCTAGGTACTACTTCCAGTTCAGGAGCAAATGCAAAATGTATAGTTCTCTCTATCTCAGGCTCAGGTGCTGTAGAAACAATAGCAATTCCAAATAACTTTAGAGGTAATGGATTTGTTGCAGATGAAACAGCAACAGAAACAGCTGTAGAAGCATATGACGGAACTAATAATTCTGGTGCTAGTGGTCTTGTAGTTACTGTTAAAACAGTTACAGGAACAACTACTGCTGATGGAGCAAGAGCGGGACTAGGACGTTTTGTAGGAAACGGTACAAGTGCAAACACTTTTAGAATCGGTGTATTAGATGGGTATAGTTTCTCTCAAGGAAGTGAATCTACAGATGTAACTATTGAAGAAGCAGGTTCAGCGCCAAACCGTGGATCAAAAAGATTCAACGATGCGTTACCACCTGCAGAATGGTCTTTTGCAACTTATGTAAGACCTTTTGTTCATGGTGCAGCAAGTTTTAGAGCAAATGGAACCTTTGATATGTGTGAAAACATACTTTGGTCAGCATTAGCTGGTACAGGTCTAGCAGACGCTTCAGGCGCTGCAATAGCGACTAGTACTAGTAGTGCAAATGGTGCTCTAGTTGACTTTTTAGAATCTGACGTTCACGAACTTATGAAACTTTCTATATTTTTTGCACTAGAAAATACAACATACCGTTTGAATGAAGCACAAATCACAACTTGTGAAGTTGACTTTTCAATTGATGGTATTGCACAGATTACATGGTCTGGTAATGCAACCACTATTGACCAAGTAACAGAAGCATATGATGATCCTTCTAAGTTTGTAATCGAAGCATTCGATGCTGATGGCTCTGGATTAGTACATTCTAGTGGCACAACAGATACCCATGTAGAAGGTTTCAACTACGTTGATACTACTGGTCCGAGTGATGCAGATTACTTGAGAAACAAACTTTCTAGTTTATACCTTGATGCAGATGCACAAGGTGGTGGTTCAACCTCAGGTGGGTTGGACAACAGAACATATGATATCAATATAACTGGTGGTTCAATTACTATTGAAAACAATGTTACTTATGTAACTCCAGAAACTATTGGTGTTGTAGATAAACCAATTGGTTCCTTTACAGGTGCCAGAACTATTAGTGGTTCACTAACCATGTATCTTGATACAAAATCTAATGGTTCAAACCAATTACTTACTGACTTAGCAGCTGCAACTGACCTTGTAACTAATGCATTTGATATGCGTTTATACATGGGTGTATCTGGATCGGTTGGCTCAGACGGTGACGCTATGGAGGCAAATGACTTCACAGCACCTGGTGTAGAATTTAATATGCCAAAAGCTCACCTAACTGTACCAGTAATCGAAGTCGGTGATTTGATTTCAGCTTCTGTAGAGTTCGCGGCTCACGGAACAGACCTGTTAACAGGTGATGAAATGAAAGTTAAATATCTAGGCTCTACTACGCATAGTGAAACCAACAAGTATGGCACTACGCATAGAGCAAACGCTGCCTAGGTAAGTTAAATGTCTTATAGTTTTCTTCGCGAGAGTAAGCTATACATCGTGCATGGCGGAACGAAGTACCAAATACGTACTACTTCCGCCATCACTTTTAACCAAACATTTGCGGAAGATGCGTACTCAGTAAAGACTTTGCACGATCAATCAAAAATGTTTGAAGGTTCAAGCGTAACAAAAGCAAACCCTGCTTCGTTTAGTTTTGATGTACCTTTAACAATAGAGAAAGATGAGTCTATAATGGTAGATTTAGCCTGTGATTTAGTTGCTACAGCAGAAGCTGACATAGAAACACAACAACTTAAATCATTTGATATCTACGTACAAACAGGAAGCAGCACATTTAAATTAGAAGGTGCTGTTATTACAGGTGCTACATTTGATTTTGTACCAACAAATCAATTTCAAATGAGACTTGAAGGACAAGGTAAAAAACTAACAAGAGCAGGAGATGAATCGTTTTCAATCCCAGGTAGTGCTCAATCTGAGTCTGCCACGAGAACTCCTCTCATAGTATATCCAGTTATAGTATTAGATAGTTTAGATATGAGCAGTATTATAAGCTGTAATCTACAACTTCAAAATGAGATAACTTGGACACCCTACGAAACCCTTAACGATAGCCTTGAAGTAACAGATTCTAGTAATGCAATGTTTCCAACAACATATACACTAGGTAGCCGTATTCTATCGGGAGAAATACGACAATACCAAAACGACAATAATGTCACACAATTTGATGATTTTAATACTGCTAGTAATTTAATATTAAAAGCAATAGAAGTAGGAAAAGCAAGTGATGCTACTCCTTTCTTTCAAGCAAATCTAAACCCTTGTATGTATACAGCAAGAATGCAACCTTCTGAGGTATACACTCAAAGTTATGATTTTAGAACTATTGATAATACAGCACTAGGTAGTGTAATTTCAGCATATTCATAGGAGAATAAAATGGAACTAAAATCCCTATTAGTAGATAGTAAAACTACTTGGGTTGAGTTTCCTGGTCTTGATGGATTTGAAGTCGAACTGGCGAATCTCTCCCGAAAAGAACTTGTTGCACTTAGAAAAAGATGCACATCAAACAAATTTAATAGAAAGACTAGAGCTTTTGAAGAAGTATTAGACGATGATAAATTTATAAAACAATTTACAGATGCTAGTGTTAAAGGCTGGAAAGGTCTAAAATTAAAATACTTAGAAGATTTACTACTAGTTGATCTTAAAGATAATGATCCAAACAGCGAAATGGAATACACACAAGAAAATGCAATGATTCTTGTAGAAAACTCAAATGAATTTGATAACTGGCTCAATGAGGTAGTCTTTGATTTAGAACACTTTCGTAGCTCAGAGCAAAGAGAAGCTAAAAGAAAAGCTGGGCCTGTATCTAAAACATGATGAAATAGGTATGACCAAAGACCAGTATCTCCGAATGTGTGAGCAAACTGGTGAAGAGATAGACTGGGAAAGATGCCCTCCAGATATTGAAGACTTTCCCGAAAGTATTTATACTGCAATGAATATATATAACTCTTTAGGAAATCGTGTTTATGGAGATGTGGGTTTTGTAGGAAAGGATTACACAAATTTAGAACTTTTACATCAGAGATATTATGTGGAAGAACATGAAAAAGATTGGCTTTTCGAGTTATTAATATATTTAGAAGGTAGAGCTGTTGAAAGCTCACAGCGTCAAATCAAAATAGAATACGACAAAATTAAGAAAAAATAAATGGTAAAAAAGACAAAATTTGAAATTCAACAAGATGTTAAGGGCGGTCAAAAACTAAAGAAAGCTACTCAACAATCTGAGAAGCATGCACAAGCATTAG